TTAATTCTCTTGTTTCTGTCTTTCTTTTTTGAGATGGTCTGCTATTTCTCTCATCACATCTTCTCTGTTCTGCATAAGCTCCAGCATCTTTCTGAAGCTCTCATCGGTTCGTCTTCGGGCTTTGTCTTCGGCTTTTTCACGAACTGATTTTGCTTCGGTAAACACAAGCCCTAACGCCACGAAAATACTCACAAATGGCACACTTCCGAGCGGATGTGGAAAGAAATAGGGCGTTATCACATCAAAGATGTCAAACAGGAAAGCAAAGCCCATCAAAGCAAAATAATAGGTTGCTTTGTTGATGGTTCTTCTGAACCCCTCTGAACTGGTTGCTTCTCCTAATTCTTTGGCTTTTTTTACTCCAAAATAAAGGTCAATGAGCATTGCTACAATAACTACAATCCAAGTAAAACACACCACAAACAAAGTGGTTATAAGTGTTTTATAATCTCCTTCTAAGTAATCTATAATCATAATTTTTTATTTTTCAATTTTTTAAGTACTATTTCAATAAAGCTTTAATATAAACTTTTTTGATACCTCCTTTGGCTGTCAAAGCAGGTGCTAACTCTGGCATAGCGAAGTGCTTAACTCCGTTATGTGTGATTAACTGACTATTTGGATTAGTTGCCCTAAAGAAAGTTCCATTATTATAGATTATAGTAAGCTCCTGCACCTCTATAATGTTATCTATATTTGGTATCTTTCTAATTAGAACAGTGTTCAGCTCATCTCCTGTTGCTCCTTTTCTGGATATACTTAGAGCATCAGACCAATAGAAGAAGTTGTCTATCATATGCTCTGAAACTCCTAATTTCAACTCGGATATGTGAGGTGTCCAATCCGTTGCCTTAGTTCCTCTCTCAATCTTATAATATCTAACATCAACTGCTAAATTAGGCACAGGTATGTTAAATCCTACCCAATCAGTCTCGTTTGTCCAGCCCTCTCTTTTTACTCTTACCCAAGTATTAGGTGGTATGGATTGCCCCCAGATAGTAACATTTTCTGTATGAGCGTGTCTGAAATCCATTGAAATAGTATACCCTCCTTTATTTGTATTTGGGATACCCTCCTCAGCATTCATGTTAAATCCATAAACTCCAACACTCTTTCCAGAAGCTGGTGTGTATCTAACAAAATAGCCTGTTCTATCAGATATAACTTGTGCGTTACCTGTTCCCTCTGAGTTAGGGCTAAACATAGGTGCAGCTGAATTTCTCGCTAAGTTACCAACTCCGATAGTAAGGTCATTCAGCTTAGTGTCTACCTCTGCTTTGCTGTATCCATTAGTGCCTCCACTACCTCCTGCTACAACTCCAAATTCTAATATCTTGTCTACTACAAGTTGAGCTAAGATTTTATGCCCAGCCTTATTAGGATGCAGACCATCAATGTAGAACAAATCATGATTGTAGTTGTTAAATCCTGCCTCTCTTGTGTCAATCCACTTAACTCCATAGAATTTAGCCAATTCTATCACTCGCTCTGCAAACCTATCTGAGCCCTTGTTCATATCATCAGTTGAACCTGCATTAAAGGATTTCAAAGGTGTCATTAAGACAATGTTAGCCCTCTTGTAGTGTCCTAACATATCCTCTAATGCAAGTTGATATGCACCTGTAAATGTGTTGAAGTTAGGGTTTGAAGTGTCTGTTATAGACCCTAAACTACCCTTAGGTTTAATCTCGCCGAGTGGTCTTGGTGTAGTTGGGTGTTGCTCTAATCTTTGGTCATTAGCTCCCATCAAGATGAAAATGTAATCACTCTCTTGGTCTACTACTCTTGACCTCTTCAAAGCAAAGCCGTGAGGGTCATTATTCCCTTGAACAAGTGAGCCAGACCTTGCATCAATAGTGCCTTTAATACCGCCTGTCATAGAAAGTAATTGACCCACCCAAATATCATCAAAGCTGTATCCTGTTGCAGTTTTATATTCTGATGAAGTATCCCCAAAATTAGAAATACTATCTCCAATTACAGAAATCTTTTTACCTGCTAACTTATTTACAGCATTTGGAACAGGT